CATGATCGAACAACGGAGGTGAGTTCTAGCTCACCTTCGAACTGCGCTTGCTTTATGGCGTTGGCAAAGTCCGGATGCCGAGCTAGGTACAATTGCCAACCTTGCCCGCCATCGAAGAACCCACACCCAATGGCTATCCTTTCCAACGGGATGCCGAGCTTTGCCGCTTCAATGGCTTTTTTTGTAATCTCGGCAGAAATGATTTTGAGTGGCCTCCCGATCTTCTTTCCAACCTTCCGTTTTCCATCCTGGACGACCTGGACAACTCCCTGGACGACCGCTTGTCCTTTTGAGTCCTTCGACTTCGACTTCGCTTTCATCCCTTCCCCGATAGCCTTTCTTTCTTTTTGTGTATTCTGTCGTTGACTCTCGTCGCATCCCGTCGCATTCTTTCCCCCGTGAACCAAAAGTTGGTTCCTTCCTACACCATGAAACCAAAACTCCTCCGCGCTTGTGCATTCCTTGCGCTCAACCTCCTCCTCCTCCCGGTCATCTGGCTCCTCGTTGACGCAATCATGGGAGGTGCAAATTGAACATCACCAAGAACATCCTTGGGAAGACTCACGTTTCGCGTTCCTATCCTTGGGGACTCCATCCAAGAACCGGTCACCGCTTGCTATGCGCCGACGGAGTTATTCGAGCTGCTGAGATGGCTGAGACTGCGGACACATATTTCTCGGTCCCTGCTTCCATCCGGATCAAGGGGAAAAGGATTTCCGGTTACACCTCCTGCGAGCGTGACTCGAAGTGGGAGAATGAAGTTTGGGTCTTCCGGCACCATACGAATCAGAATGCGCCTTTGCCCGCTTGGCCTTCCTCCTTTGAACCGGAGTTTGACTCTCTGATTTCCAAGGCAATCACTGGAGGTAATCTGTGATCTTGATTTCCCGAACCTTTGAAGTTGTGACTCCGGAGTCCGCCGAAGATGGAGAAGCGGAGGAGTCTGGATTTCTCGTTGAAGGAGAAGCGGTGACTTTCCGAGAGTTAGTTTCCTTGATGCGTGACCATCCCCTTGCATCTTCGAGTCCTTGCGCTGGCGATCGCTGGGACTGGCTTTCGTCGCATTCCGAAACGGACTACCGAGACTGTTCAAGTCGCACCGAATCACTGCACTTTGACAACTCGAATCCCATCACCAAAGACAAGTATTGGCGCAAGGCAATGATTGCCGCAGGAATCATCCGCAGGTGACTTCCCGTCCGGTGACTCGGGGCAAACTCTGAGTCATCTGGCGGGCAATCACTGCCCGATCAAACATTATGAAATCACAATACCTCAACGCATACCTTAACGAGAATGCCTCCCGGGGCCTTGGTAAGGGACTCACCGTCCAGTCCTTTCTGGCCTCAAAATTGCAAGGCAAAGCAAAGCAGTATTCCCAAGGATACGTCGTCGCCCTCAAGCGTTCCTGCGAGCGAACCGGAGCGGTCAAAGGCCCGTCGTTCGGCGGCAGCACCGCATACTATCCCGCAGCCTGAACGATCAAACACCATGCAAGCCATCCAATCAAAATTCCTGCCGGCAACCGATCACAAGGGATCCCGAATCAAAGCAACCTGCGAAAGGGGGTCGATCACAATTCCTTACCCGTACGAGTTGTCCGGTGAGTTCGTCCATCGACTGGCGGTGACCAAACTAGTATGGAAATTCCTTGAGGAGGACTATGCGAAGAATAGAACCGCTCCGGAGTCAAATCCTTGGAGTCGTGATTTCTCCAGTGGCACTCTTCCGGATGGGACTGTTGCTCACGTTTTCCTTCATTGACCCCATGAAACCCCACACTCCCGGCCCTTTCCCTCTCAAAATCACGCAAGCTGACGACTTTTTCGTCATCATCACGAATCAGGGAAACCATTACGCGAAGACTTTCGATCCTGCCGCCGCCCATTTAATCGCTTCCGCGCCTGAGATGCTGGAGGTGCTGGCTCTGATTTACGCAAACGCTGGAGAGTCTCCCGAATGGATTCGCGCTCGAATTGCCCCAGTTATTGAAAAGGCGAACGGGGGCAAACTTTGAAGCCCCTCCTCCGCGTTCTCGGTTACCTCGGCTTGTGTCTCCTGTTCACTCTGCTCCTCGTCCTCTCCGCGCTCGCAGGTAACTAACCTCAATCCCCCGCCAAGCCCCTAGGAAGCCCCTAGGGGCCTTTTGTTTGCCCCGTCCGCAGTCAACACCCTGCCGCCAATTAAAAGCCCCTAGACGGGGCCTTTCCGCTCGTTTGCGGGGCCATGCCCCAAGCCCCTTCCGTTGCCAGCCTGCCAGTCTGCCAGCCAGAACCGCTTTTGTTGCCAGTGAACCGCAACAGCAACCACTTTAGAGTAGGCCACTTCCTATGTGAATAAGGTTCCCCTGGTCTCAATTCACCGCCCCCCTAGGACATCGAATGTCACACCCCCACTATTTACATAGCACCCCAAGGTAAGACATCACATGTCCCACCCCGTTACATCCCCTGCGACCTCTCCGGTATCATCCCGAAATCTGTTTCGGGATCATGCGGTACATGGTGCGGTATTCGGGATTCTGCATACGCCATACGGAATTCGGAATTCGGAAATCCAGAATCGGGAATCGGGAAATCCGGAATCATGGTGCGGTCGAGTAGGCCAATCCAAGCGGTCCCCTTCTAAGCGGTGATACCCCCTCTCCGCTATCAACACACTCCCCAACCATCAAACACGCTCCTAGACCCCTCCAAGCTCCAGCAATCAACATCTCCGATCCACCATCACAACCACCTACCACCTGATACTTCGTAATCAGGTGGGGTTCGCAATAAATGCCGCCGCCGCGGGGGGCGTAAGTCCCCCAAAAGCGTAGCGGCGCAGCATTTATTGACTCCCTTTTAAGGGAGTATGGAACTCCCTTTTAGGGGAGATAGCGGGGGGGGCTGGGAACTTTGTGCTACCGTGATCGGAAGTTCCTTTTGGATACTTGACGGGTGTCTTGAGACATGTGACCTTGGTTCTCTCATGAGTTACTTAGACAACGGTTCCACCTTACGCGCCATGTTCCGCCTGATGCCGCCCATGCGGCACGATGCCGATCCGACACGATCCGAGGTTGTGGCCCACATCCGCGAGAATATGAGGTGTGAATTGGGCCGTGCGATTCGTGCGTTTGATTCGATGCGCCATCTGAAGAGCGCGGTGTTGATATACGATCGTATCCATCGTCAGTGGCGTGGATGTGATTGGGTGCCTGCCGAGGAGGTGGATAAGATATCACTATTGATGAGTGTTGTTACGGAGTTGAAGCGTGATATATCGTCATTGAGATCGGAGCTTCGGAAGGTGAAGAACGAGATGGTCTTGTTGCGCCGGCGCAAGGGTGGCAGGAAGGATGAGGAGGTGGCCGACTCGAAGGATGATCCGGAACCTGAGCAGCAACAAGCCGCTCCCCCCGAAGAGAAAGCGGCTGACGGAGAGGACTGGTTCAAGGCTATGCGCGCCGCCCTCGCTGAGGGCGATAAGGCTTCTCTTTCTTCAGTTCCGCTCCCGTGAACGCGAGGGGGTTGGACTCTTCCCACTGGATGCCGGTGGCTGAGTGTTGAAGATTGAGAATGGGGGACGGGAGTCCAATCCTCCCTCCCCGCTTACAGAAGGCTAGCTGGAAGCGTCGAGGCTTTGATTGGCCTACCTCATGGAGAACGGCTATCTCACGCGCCCAGTTGGCAAGTTCGGAGGAGCCGAAACCTGAGTGGGCCAGTTCCATTGTGGTGAGTGGTTCGCCGCCATCCTTGCGTTGGGGCTTTGCTACATGGTGCATCCAGACCCAAGCGACCTTGGTCTCGTGGAGGATGGGTTGGAGTTTGTTACGCAAGAACACGCTGACCTCGGACTGATCGCTGAGGTCGCCGCCGAAGTAACTGAACAAAGGATCGGCCACGATGAGATCGAGCTTGGAGCGGTGGATGAAGCGGCGGGCGTAGGCGAGGAACTGGTCACCGGTACGAACGGTCTCGGTCCTGAACTCCAGGTTTTTCTGAAGCTGGTTCATCTGATCGAGACTGAATCTCTTATACACCACCCCGCGGAACGCTTCGGCGAGATCGCCCTTGTCGTTCTCGGCCTGGATGACCCCGATCTTCAATGGCTTCACCGGCTTGATCCCGAAGAAGTCGAGGCCGAGGCACCAGCGGATAATGACCTGCATCATGAGACTGGACTTACCGATCCCGGTACCACCGCTGATGATCATGGAGGAGCCGCGGGTGATCCATCGATTGCCGATCAGATTATCCGGATCGTTGTCCGGATCGAAGTCCATGAGGTCTTTGATGGTGACCACCGTGGACTTGTCATCATCGGTCTCGCGGGAGGTGAGGTAATCCTCCCATGAAGCGGAGCCGAGGTTAGTGGCCA